AGGCTATGTTTCAAATTTTGAAATTGAACAAAAGGTAATATATTTATTATCAACTTGTCATTGGTCAAAAAAAATAGATAGAATATTATTAGGAAAAGATAAAAAGAAGATTGATTTAGATTTCGATATAGTTAAAAAAAGAAATATAATTAATGACAATATATATTCTATAGATCCTAATGGGTGTGAGGATATAGATGATGCATTACAATATAATTTTATAGACAATAAACATTATGTTCGTATACATATTGCAGATGTAACTTCATTTTTTGAAAATGATTCTTTTATATGGGATGAAATGAAAAATAGAGTTGAAAGTATATATCTAAATGAAAAACAGATTTATATGTTTCCAAAAGAATATACTGTTAATTATTTATCATTAAAAAATGATAATAAATACAAAAGGTCTATAACATGTGTTATAATATTCGATTTAAATTTTAATATTGAAAAATATTATTTTGAACGTAATTTAATTAAAATTATAAATTTATCTTACGATGAAGCAAATAAAATGATAGATGAAAATAAAAATAATGATTTATTAATGTTAAATAAAATTGCAAAAACTAATTACAAAAAATTAGTAAAAAATGATAATTTGTATTTAGATTCTCACCAACTAGTTGAATATTTTATGATACTCGCAAATAATAAGGTAGCTGAGTATATATCTAAACATGATGAAAATTGTTTATTACGTGTACAAGAAAAAAAAGATATTAATAATTATAAAATTAAAAATAAATATTCAAATAAATTAAATTTATTGCAAATGAATAGAGCAGAATACAAATATAAAAGTGATAATAATACCCATAATGGTTTAAATTTAGATTTATATACACATTTTACTTCTCCAATAAGAAGATATGCAGATTGTCTTGTACATCAATGTATAAATAATATTGAATTAAATAATAAAAAAGAAATATCAATAGAAAAAGTTTTTAATTTAAATCATTATCATAGTCATTATAAAAAATGTTTAATATATGAAAATGAAATAAATTTAGTAACAGAGATTATTCAACAAAAAGATAAATCATTTATTGATCTAGAATGTGTGATATTATTTTTTAATAAAAATAGATGTCGAGTAATGACATTAGATGAAAAATATATATTTGATATTAATATTTTAAATGAAAAAATAGAAAATAGTTCTAATGTAGAAATTATAAATAATTCAAATGAACAAGTAACTATAATATACAATGATAAAAAAATAATTTTATCAATATTAGATAAAATTATTACAAGAATATGTTATATACCACATGATTTAAAAAAAATTAAAGGATATATACAGAAACCAAATTTATCATTTAATTTATAATTTAATCACAATTTTCTTCATTTGGGTTAGTGCTGCTTTCTATGCATTTTATATTAACTATATTTGAAGAATTATCAATTTCTAAACATTTAAATTTTTTATTTTCTGTACATATTTGTAAATTTAATTTAGTAATAATATAATCATTTAGAGGTTTTATATAATTGGTATATATTTTATTATAAATTGTTGAAAATCGTTTCAATTCAGGTAAATTAATCCATAAAATATTTTTTGAAACCAAATCAAACTTTGAATAATTATTTATATCTAATTCATCAATTAATGGACATGTATTTTCTTGGCAATATTTTTTATATTCTTTTTTTTTCTTATTTAATTTTATAATATCATTATTTATATTTATAATATTAATATATACTGTTTCAAAATCATTTTTTTTATTAGCAATACGAGATATATTTTCTCCAGACCGAATAACATTTACATAATAATTAATTAAAAACCTATTTATATCATTTAAAAAAGATTTATGTGTATTAATACTTTTATTTAAATTTTCTTCTAAAGTTGTTAATTCTGTTTCAAATTTTTTATTTGCATTTTCGATATCTTTTTTAATATTTTTTGGAATACCTTGGAATATCAAATTATTTATTCTTTCTTTTCCTCCTATTGTACATACCCCATTATTAGTAATCGGTGAACATTTACCTCTATATAAATTTAAAGCTGCATTTTTATATTCAAATGTTGAATTATTTAATCCACAAGAATTTTTTACCTTAAAAGTATTTTCATCTATAAATTGAAAGTCGGTTTTTTTACATATTTTACCTTTAACTTCGGAAATATTTGGATATAATTCCATATGTTTTAATCCAACATACTGAGTTGGTAAAATATCTTTATCAGATTCGTTTAAATTTTCATATTTATCTGTTTGTCCAATTTTACATTTACTATATTCACCATTACTATAACATGTTCCATATAATAAACCTAATTTAAATAATCCTTTACATCCTTTATCAGTATATATATGTAAATTTGATTCATCAAATCCATATGTTTCATTTTTACATTTATTATCACTATATTCTTGAATCAATTCCAAATTGTAATCTTTAAATCCTGTTATTTTAGATGAAAATATTGAATCAATATTTTTAGTTTCATTATTACATATAACAGGTCTATCATTTGTAACTCTTTTAAAACCACCAAAAGTTGATATATCTGCAGGACTTGAACAAAAACCAATTTTATTTTTATATGAAAAAACTCCTATACATCCATTTCTAATTTCTAAATCACCATTTTCTAAAACTTTATATGTGTAACCTTCTTTACATTCTGAAAAAGGTATTTTTTGTGAATCAATTGTAGTGGATAATGACGAAAAATTTCTTGAATATTGATTAATTAAAAATGGTCTATCCGGATTAATATTAGTTTTATAATCATAAGTTTTAATTTTTGTTGATTGATTATATGTTGTTAAACCGTCTTTATCTTCAACAGACTTTTCAATTTCAATGCTTTTTTCTTTATCTTGATTATTTATATCATTAACTTTAGTTTCCTCTTGATTATCAGATTGTTTTTCAATATCATTTGATAAAAATATATTTTTTATTTTTTCACCAAAAGTTCTTTTATCATTTTCTTGTGTAAAATATAATAAACATAATATTAACAATATTAATAATAAAAAAAGAAAAATTAATTCAAAATTAATCATATATTATATATTATTATAAATGATTAAAATAATATTAATAAAAGTAAAAAAAATATAACAAAATTTATTCTAATTTATAAAAAATAACAAGTACTTCAGTTGATATCATATTAACTATATCTTTATTATTCATTTCTATTTCTTTTACTGAAGGAACAAGTTTATCTGAAATTAATAACCATTTTTTATTATATTGAATAATTGAATAATAACCCTTTTTATTTTTACATATTAAAGAGTAAATATCCCATCTAATATTATTTTGTAATTTATTATCATTATGAAATAATTTAATTTTATGCATAATATTAATTTTAATATTTTTTGGTTTATCGTGTAAGTAAAAAGGTAATAGTTTGGGTAGAGTTTCTAAAATATAGTTACTACTTTTATTCAAAATAGTTGTTTTTATCCAATTTTCAAATAATTGATTAATATTAATGACATTTTTCTGAACAATATTATCAATATTATCAAATTTTAAATCAATAATATAAGTACTTAGTATTTCTTCTTTATTATTATCATCTGGAATAATAAATTTAATTTTATCTTTTAGAATATTTCCAATAAAGAATAAATAAAAATCATAAATAGATCTTAATTCTAAAAAATCATCTATTGATTTTGACCAACCTATAAAATTAATATAATTTCGAAGTTCATTGAAATATTCTGAATTAATAGAATATCCATTTCTAAATGAATATATAATATTCGTTTTAATATATTCCTGTATATAAATAAATTTATAATTATTTGGGATTATATTAAGTAAATAATCAAAGGATATATCATTGAATAATGATATAATTAATCCTGATATATAATTTGAATTATAACCATCACCAATAATTTGATTTATATTTATAGTCATATTATTAAAATTATAACTTTTGAATGTTTATATATATTTAAAAATTTAAAACTTTATTCGTCTCCGGCTTTCATAATTTTTTTAACATTAATTTTAATTTCTCCTAATAATATCTTATTTATTTCTTCTGGATCGGGTAAATAATCTATAATATTTTTATAATAATTTGTAATATTTTCTATTTTTTCAGTATCTTTTGGATATCTACTATTTCTTCTTTCATATGTAATAATAAAATTAATTGCAACACCTATTCTACCGTATCTCCCACTTCTGCCAATACGATGAAGATAAACTTCTTTTTCTTTAGGAATATCATAATTGAATACTAATCCAATTTGTTGAATATCTATTCCACGAGCAATAATATCTGTTGAAATTAATACACGAATTTCACCATTTCTAAATTTTTCAAGAACATCTAATCTTTCTTGACATGTCATTTTCCCATGAAGTAAACCAATTTCATGTCCCTCATTTTCAAGTGCATTAAAAACATATTTTGCACGTGTTACCGTATTTACAAAAATAACAGATTGTGTTATAGAAATTTTTTTATATAGATCAATTAATGTTGGGATTTTATATTTTTCGTGTTCAAGACATACCTTATATTGTTGAATAACATCTAAACTTAATTTTTCTTCTTCTAAAGATATTTTAACAGGTTTATCTAAAAATTTCGATGCATATTGTAGTGTTTCTTTATTGAAAGTAGCAGAATAAACACAAATTTGTGTTCTTTTGGATAATTCAATAATTATTTTTCTTATTTGTTCAATAAAATCATTACTTAAAAGAGCATCTGCTTCATCTAGAATAAATGTTTTTATTTTATGTATATTAAATGCTTTAGCATAGATTAGATTAGATATTCTTCCTGGTGTACCTACTATGATATGTGATTTTGATGCATCATTTATATTCTTATCAACACTAATATAATCTCCACCAATTGATAAACATATTTTTACTTTCATATGTTTTGAAATTTTAGAAATTACAGTATGTATTTGTGTTGCTAATTCTCTAGTTGTTGCTAAAACTATACCTTGTGGATAATTGTGCTCTGGATTTATTCTACTTAGTAATCCAATACTAAATGCACCTGTTTTACCTGTACCTGATTGTGATTGTGCAATCATATCTACTCCTTTATGTAAAGGAATTATTGATTTACTTTGAATTGGAGTTGGTTCTGTAAAACCATAATCTGCAATTCCTTTTAATAAGTTTTGATAAACAGCTGTTTGTTTATTTGTAATTTTACTATTATTATTTAAGATAGCTTCATATATATCATCAAAAGTTTTATATATATCTATTTTATTTTTTGTTGTCATGTTATTTATTAACTATTTAATCTAACTTTAAGCATAAATTATTTTAAAATCAACTTTTAATTATTAATTGTGAAATTTCATCATAAAAATTATTATTACAAATATTATCCTTTTTTGGAGTATATTTTTTATATAATAAATTTGCAATTATTATTGTATTTGTAATATTTAAAATATTATTTAATTTTTGAATTAATGTATCAACCAAATTATTGTAATAATTTTGTAATTCTAGGTGTCTCATATTATTTAGATAATCAAAAGTATGAATTGGTATTTTATTGTATTCTAAAAAGTGAATATCAAAATTTTTAACTATTTGATTTAATCTATTTAATATTTCAAATTTCTGTTCAAATAAATATAAATTATATATATTATGTGTTTTACTTTGTAAATTTACTTTTTCTTTTTCTAAAATTACTATTTTAATAAATGATTTTAAAAATTTTAAATCATTATTTATAAATCTTTTTATATTTACTATTTCATTTAAATTTATCGCTGTACATGTTTTAGAAATATGTTTATTTAGTTTTGTATAATTTAACTTGAATTTTTGTAAATAGTTGGAATAATAATTATGTAAATATGATATGAATGAAAACATATACGAATTATTTAAATTAAATTTTATAAATAAATATATTAATGATTCTGAATTTTTTATTGATGTTAAATCGAAATTATATTTATTTAATTCATTAAGAATACATATATAATCATTTTCTGAAATAATATTTGTTATATTTAATAAAATAATACAATGAAAAATTGTAATATGATTATTATTCATATTTATATTTATATATATAATATTAAAATATTAATTTTAATAAATTAACTTTAAATTGTGATTAAATCTAAATTATTAATATCAAATGTAAATCATATAATGGATATAATAAATATACAAAATTTATTTAAATTATCAGATTCTGAAATAAAGAATAATATATTAAATTATTTACATAAATCAAATAAATTATTAAATTATTTTATAAAAGAGAAAAAAGAAAATATATTAAAGTTTCTAAAATTAGATACATATAATTTTAATATTTATAATAGTTTTATTGGATATAAATTGTTAACCACCGATGATACTGAATTTTGGAGAATGCTAGATAATAAAATGAATGAATATAATAATTATATATTTTCAAGCAAAAAATTATATTCTATTTTACTAAATGTTGGAAAAGATGATAATTTAGATAATGAATCTAAAATTTTTATTTTAAAAATAATAAATAATATGAAAAAAAACGGTGTAACTCAAAATAATACAAATATATTAAAAATTAAGAATTTAATTGATAAAAATAAATCAATTATAGAAGAAAAACTATTAACAAATGATTATATTAATATTGATAAAAAAACAATATTTCCTAATATAGATAATAATTCAAAAATTAAAGTAAAGTTAGATCATTCTAATTATTTTTATCTTTTAAATAATATCAATGATAGTAAAAAAAGAAAAAAAATAGAAGATATATATAATTCTAATTTAAAAAATTGTATTGAAGAAATTTCTAAAATTTTAATTTTAAGATACAAATATTCAAATTTATTAGGATATAATTCTTATTTTAATTATATAAATGATACAAACAATGATAATTCAGAAGTTATTAAATCTTTTATTAATAATTTATTAAATAAAATAAATGAAAAATCATATATTGAAATTCAGAAAATTAAGCAAGATTTAGGAAAAAATAATATTGAAGATTCAATTAACAATAATGATTTAATTTATTATCACAACAATTTATCATGTAAAGTATTATTTAAACCTAAAAATATTTTAAATATTATTTTTGCAATTTTTAAAGAATATTTTGATATTAATTTCATTCCTATAAATCTATACAAATGGAATAATAATATACAAGTTTATTTATGTACAAATTTTTCTAATGGTAAGAAATTAGGAATTATATATTTAGACTTGATTGAATCACAATCAAAAAAAGTAGATTGTCCTTTCTTTATGAAACTATCCGATAGATATAATTTAAATAAAAGTACAGAATTAGTATATTTGAGTATTATTTCAAATTATAAAAATTTTGATGAAGAATGTATAAATTATAATCAATGTATATTATTATTTAAAGAATTTGGACATGTTCTAAAGAATGTTTCTTACAAATCAAATGTGGGATTAATTAATTATGAAGAAGAATTTATTGATTTTCTTCCTCAAATTATGGAGTATTTTGCATTAGATAATGACACTATTAAAAAAATTTGTAATAATAATGATGAAAATTATCAACATATTATTTTTAGTAAAAATATAGATAAATGTTTCAAATTAAAACAAAAATGTGTTAATGCAACATTTGATCATATTATTCATAATTCACCTGATATTATAAAAATATTAATTGATTCAGTAAAAGAAAAAAAAGATAATCCTGTTTTAATAAATTTATATAAAGAATTAAACATTGATATTATGAATAACTGTTCTAATTTAATTAATACAGATATTGATTATATACCATATAATGTAATTATTTCTTTAATTAATGGGTCACAAGGAAAAATATATGGTAGTATTTTAAGTGATGTATTAGCATTTAATACATTTTTACAGATAAAAAATGGATATGGAAATGAATTTAGAAAAGAAGTATTAGAAGATATTACACAATCATTTAAATTATTATTAAATAAATTTATTGATAAATTTAATGTAAATGAAATTAATTTGTATACAAATTATCTATTAAATAAAGAAAATATAAATAATAATTCTGAAGATGAAAATAATGATTGTGAAGATTCTCCAACTAATCAATTATCTGAAGGAACCAATTTTTTTGATGAAAAAAACACTGAAGATTATAATGATGATGCAGATAAAGAAGAAGTTATAATTTATGAATAAAAAAATAATTTATATTAAACTATATAATAATATATATATATATAGTTTAATGAATAACAGAATTGAAATATATACTGATACATTATTTGATATAAAAAAATATAAAAATGGGCATATTGAAATTAAAACAAATACTCTAATAAAATTAATAGAATTTTCATTATTCCAATTTCTTTTTTACTCAACTGATTCAAAATTTATAGTTAATTTAAGAAATAATGATTATATAAATTTTTTACATTTATTTTCAGAATGTGATGATAGAATTTGGAAAAAATTTGTTAATATACAATTTACTCTAGTTATAAAAGAATTATATAAAAAAAATTTACTATTAGATTTTTTATGGTATATTGAAAGAATATATTTTTATAGATTATATTTAAAAAAAAATAATATTTCCAAAAAATATAATTATATATATTTACAAATTTGGAAAAAATTTAGATTGAATGTCTATATTTATTTAAAAAATAACTATTTGTATAAAGAAATAATTTTGAAAATTAGTAAACCTACTGTAAATTTTTATAAACATAATAAACAAAAAAATTCAATTAATTTATTGGGGGAAATATCTAAAAATTCAATCTTTCATAATAATTTTAATTTAAATCATTTATCAGTCACACCATTCTTATTTAAAAATCATCAGGGTACTCTAGTTCTAGCTAAATTAAAAAGTCATTCAAATTAAACTTAATTTTTGTATCTTCGTCTATAATTATAGATTTGTTTTTAGAAAATTTTCCTACAACTTTATTTATCCTATAAAATCTGTTCTCATATTGTAAAATTTCTCCATTATATATATCCTCACCATTTAATGAACTATAAATAACAGGATAAAATTCAAATCCTGTCCCTCCAAACTTATTTGTTTGATTTCTAAATAGACCTCTCCTTAAACGTGCATTTTCTTCAGTAGAATATCCACGAGTGTCTAGGTGAATTGCATAATATTGTTCAACGTCAAAATCTGGTTGATTCTCCATTATATATATATATATATTTAGAGTATAATTATTAAATAGTTATAATACCAAAAGAGGATATTTTAATTTTCATTTTTTTTAGTTATTATTTATAAAAATTGAATTTAGATATTGTTTGCTAATACCTACAATTATAAAGAAACTACAATCTTAAAAAGATCTAAAAATCTCAAAAATGTCTTTGTCACGTAATATTCTTAATTTGGTTGATGACTTTTCTACAAAGCGTAATCAAATTAAGAATCTCGGCAACGGTAAACAAAATCTTGGATGTCTAATTCAGGTTAAAGGACAAAAGTGTGTTTTATGTGACTGGGTATAACCAGTATAATATTGATTTGAAAATAAAGTCACTACATGCAGAAGTTGATGCAATTAATAAACTAAAATATAGTGAAAAAAAAAGAAGAATAATTCTCGTTGTATTTAGAATTAATAATAACGGAGATAAATATTTGATGTCAAAACCTTGCTGTAATTGTATGAAATATATTAAAAACCAGCTTGAAAAAAAGAACTATAAACTTTATCGTGGATTTTATAGCGATAATGATGGAAACTTTATTCGTTTTAAAATATAATTTTTTTATTACCTTAAAATAAAAATTGAAATATGTAATATTAAATTAGATTAATAAAAAATATCATATTGAAATATAATTATAAAGTATATAAATAATGCCAACTGTGTCAATTCCCGAAGAAAATTTTGTTATTGGTCATGACCACGAACAAAGAGGAATCACTATGAAACATATTAGGACCGGATTTGAGTGTACTGTTCCAGATAATACACCAGTAAAAGAGCATGATGGATGTACAATTAGTCAAATTACGATTGATGACGGGATTTGGAGGAAATCTGTAAGCATTTCACCAAAACTTGTCCGGCAGATTATGGTACAAACTTTTATTAAATATGCTAAATCTACATATGATGACGCTGGAATGTCGGATATAGATGGATTTAAAAATTATGTAACTGTACAAATTCCAAAAATAGTTCCAAATTGGTCTAAAACTACATGGATGTATATTTCAAATCGTATACACAATATCATGATTGAAAATAATTGTAGTCTAGAAGAAGCCTGTGATAAATAATTTATCATTGCATTTAATTTTTTTATAAATTATAATATAAAATATTTTATATTATAAAAAAATAGATAATTTTAATAAAAAAATTATTTAATTTCTTCAAATTTACTAAATGGATAACCACCAAATAGTAAATTATCGTCACCAGGTTTAATTTCTCCTACAATTTTGATTATTTCAGATTGTTTATTACCAAAAATATTTGTAAATAATCCTTCTTTTGGAGGGTCTAAATTAGCACATTGTTTAATTATATGTGGGCATCCTACTTTACAACCATATGTTGAACCAGTTCTAAATAGATTGGTTTTTTGTTTAATTCTTAATTTTCCACTTCTTGTTTTACTACAAGGATATTGAGTTTCTCCAACAAAGGAAGCCCAGTACCTGAAAGATTTTTCTTTAGGCATTATACTTTATATTATTTGAACTTTAAAATATAATTAGAATAAATATATTTCAAATTTTAATAAAGCAATATAGAATACTAAATAAAAGAATTAGTATAGGAATATTATATTTATAATATATAGATGTATATCTACATAATTTGTTATTTACAGTTTGAGTACAAGATGTATTAAATGTTTTTCGTTTTAAATTATTATTACTTTTAATAATACATTTTTCTTTACTATCTTCTGAATTTACTGCTTTATTTCCCATTAAATATACATGTGGTGTGTCATCAATACTAGTAGGGAAATATTCATCAATTTCATCTTGCCATTTTATAAAATCTTCAAATGTATTTTTTGGACTAAAATGAATAAGTTTAAAATAATTATTTGGATTATTTTGAATAAATTTTTTTAGATGAATCCAATGCATATGTTTATCACGTTTTGCCTTTTTTATATCATCTGATTTATAAAATGTACATTCAATTATAATTACTGGATACTTTGTAATTACATCTGTTAGAACTTTTTCATTAGTATCCCCTAGAAAGCAAAAAAGAGGTTTTTCACGCCATTCTTGCATATTTTCAATTTCACCATTTATTTTGAAATTAGACATTTCAGATGGACTATATTTACATTTTCCATTTTCATCTAAATGTTCTTTTTTTAGTCCTAGATATACTTCAGTAAATCCATATCCAGTTGTAGGTGTACTATGATAACATTTGATACATTCAATTTTACAATATTTTTTTTTATTATCATACATATCAATCATAAAAATATTTTCATTCGGTTTTACAGATACTGGGCAAATATTAATAGGTATATAATATTCTTTATCAAGAGGAATATTTTTTGTACATCTAATTGCAGAATTAATATGATTATATAAATGATCACACATAATTTGAGGACAATAAATAGTTGGTATTACTTTCGCTTCAATACAGTTCAAAATAGTATTTACTAGTCCTGCTATATGGTCATAATGTGTATGTGTAATAAAAATATTTTTAGGAGTCTTATTAGATGGAATTCCACAATCAAGAAGACATGACCACCAATTTGAAATTGAATATGATGTATTCTTACCTCCGATAGAAGATCCTTCAATAACAAGTTTGTGTCCTGGAGTTTCAAGTGTATGATTATTGCATTTATCACGTGATGAATTCCACATATTTTTAAAATTTATAAATAAATTATAATATATTTTATTAATAAATAATATTTCAATTTTTAAATAGAGTGTACATTTGTATATCAAGGGAACTTTTAAACAAATACTGATCCACAATATATTTTATGAAAACTGCAGACACGGTACCTGAGCACAAACAAATTTTTTAATTTAAACAAATAAAGCCTTCCGAATCGAATTACTCCGACTGGAACATGTAACAATCGAGACAACGATATACCTGACTACCGTAGATGTAGTAGGTGTTCACGCCGTTGCCTATCTTGCCACAACTGCAAGTAGGTCCGAGATTTACACGCTCACGAAAAGCCGCCTGCTCACGAAGATCCTGCTCATGGAAAGCATTCAACACAGCGTCCTCGACCTCGTCCCATCCCTTGTCGATAGACAAGTTCTTGGTAGTCATGGTAGTCTTGGTAGTCTTGGTAGTCATGGTAGTCTTGGTAGTCTTGGTAGTCTTGGTAGTCTTGATCACTGGCTCTGCCATTGTGGAAAGGTGGTCAGTCATGGAGAGACTAGTCTCCATGACTTGCGCGACTTTAAACTCTTCTTGAAAAGAAACTTGGTTGGTGTTGGTTCTCAGAAAAAAATAAAGCATACTTAGGATTTAGAAATTGTGAATAACAGATATTTCAGTTTTCAATTTTTTTTAGAATATTTAATACTGTATTTATTCTTACAAATATTTACAATATTATTTTATAATTGCATCATATGGATTATCTTTTGAATATTTTATTTCAATAAATTTTTTACTGTCATAAGAAAAATTAGTATATTTTTTTTTTACTTCAGTTTCTATAAAATCTAAATCACGTGTTATAAAAATTACTTTTAAATTACATTCTCTATCTCCATATACATCAATTTCTTTACAATTAGTTTTTAAAATTTTAGCAAAAGTTGTAATTTTATTAATATCATTTTTTGGTAAATTAAATATTAATAATAAAATCAATATTAAAATTATAATTGCTAAATATAAAGGTAACATTTATATTATAATAAAATATTAATATTTTTTATTTTTAATATATATATATATATATATAATGAATAATATATTACAAGGAATCGGTACAATACAAATTTGGTATTCTATAATAATAGGAGTAATAATTACAATTATTTTATTTTGTGTTGGATCAATGTTTATTCAAAGTGATGAATTGGTTCGATATGAAGCAGTAGCGCAAATAATTAGCAAAGAATGCAGTGAATTTTCAAATAAAAATATTAGAGAATGTAAACTAAAAATTAAATTTAAGACACAAAAAGGAGAAGAAATTGTAACTGATATATTCACTCAATTAAATAGAGATAATTTTTTATTAGATAAAGAAAAAGTATTATATATACCTCAAGATCCAACTAATGTTTATTTATTAAAAGATAAACCTATATCTAAATTCACTATGGGAGTTATATCTATATTATGTGGGATAGTATCAGGAGGATTTTCATATATAAATTATAAATTTAGACAAAATGAATCATTTAAAACATATTCAGGCGCAGTCGGTACTGCAAATATTGTTAGTTCTATATTTTCATCAAATAAATAAAATTTAATTATTAAATTATAAATTAAATAATTAAAATATATATTATTTACTATTTTTTTCTATTTTTTTCCTAATTCCAGATGAGATATAATGTTTTGAATTCATTAAATCTGAAAATTTTTGACAAATTATATTCCCATCAGAATCTGAATAATAAACATATTGTATACAAAAATTATACTTTTCACATGCTGCACATAATCTATAAACACAATGTTGGCAAGGCTTTGAAGGACCTAATTTTCCATGTTTACTTAATCTAATTACTAATAAATCAGTCTTCTTAAAAATATGTTTACTTGAGCTAATTTTACTTATAGCATTTTGTTCGGCATGTACTGATAATGCACCATTACCTAAAGTAGTATAATTTTCACCATATATAATTTCTTTTATCTTACCGCCCTTTCTTGCAAAGAAAAGCAGCATAATGATGAGTTTCGATATTCATATGTTTTTTTTCACGAATATTATTAATAATATTATTAATCTCCATAATATACTTTGTAAATAAATAGGTAGTCTTTAAATAAAAGTTATTTTTATGTATAAACAAAATAAATAAACAAATATCAAGACCTGGTTTATCACCACCAAACTCCAGATGAATGATGAGTAGCATACCATTCTTCAATATCATCCTTTCTCTTAGCAACCTTTACAATGTGCTGCATGATCTGGCGAACTTCATCTGAGGTCGGATCCACCAGGTTAGGATTACAAAGGTCCTCGAAATCTCCATCTGGGAAAACCACTCTTCCATTTTTCACCCACCCAGGCCACCGTTTACCAGTTGGCATAACTAAAACCAATACCTTAATCATAGGTTTGAGGGTCGTTAACTCACTAGAGATTGTAGATGGAGTATTTTTCCAATGGTAATGATGCGATGTCTTATCGACATCGACTGGTTCATCCGTGAATGCGTGAGACAGCAAGATCTGTGGAAGCCATGAAGGAACATATGTAGGAGATACACTGGGTTTCTCCAAGACCTTTTGTTCGTTTTGCCTATTCCGGCGTGCCGCACAAGCGGCAGCAGCAGTGATAACGGATGAGGTGTTAGGCATATTACAAGGGTAACTTGTAGTTATTCGTCGTATTGAGAATTAAGTTGAATTCTACTTAATTTATTTAGAGGTAATCTTAAGGTATTTGCAATTTCAATTTTTTTAATAATTTATTAACAAAAATTAATTCATAATAGAATAAAATATTAATCTATTATCAAATATATAATTAAAGATACTTTTTACGTAATAATTCATTAATTTCCCAAACAGTTTTACAATCAATTTCATTATATTTTATTATTGAATTAAATATTTTATTATTACATAAATTACTTCTTGTTTTTGGATATTTATCAATATTTTGATATATTTTGATTGCACTTGTCATTGCTGTTAAACCATTTGAAATACTATCATCTTCCCATGTTGTATTAATCATTCTATTTTTATGTAATACTTTAGCTATTGATTTTAATTTAAAATTTGTACATCCTTTAATAGTAATAGGAGTAGTTATAAATAGATTATATAAATCTACCCAATCTGTTGTTTTATCAAAAACATCAAAAAAATTAACCATTTTAATATCTTTTTTATTTGTACTAATAATATCATAATGTCTTTTTCTACTATTTTCTATAAATTTAGGTTCAGCTGGAGACCAATGAAATAATCTAGATTTTTTATCAAAATTTTCTTGTCGTAAACTTATAAAATTCATAAAAGATTTGAGAACACTATATTCTTGTTCAATGCAATAACTTTTCATAAAAAAACAAACATATTCCCAATTATCAGATTCATTAAATGTTACTCCACAATCATCTTTAAAATTTTTATTTAGATTTAATTTATTAATAATAGTTTTAGTACAAATATTTTTGTTTTTTTCAAATCCAATTCCGATAATAAATAAAATATCATTGTCGGACTTTGAATTTTGTATATCAATTTCATCTGGATTAATATATAATAATCCATTTATTGTTTCAAAATCAATATAATAATCATTATTTGATTTTATAATTATTTGTTTCTGATTTTCATTTAATTTATCAGGTACTATTAATTTATTTCCCCTATTAGTATTTAAAATCTGATTTATAATTTCATATCGATTACCCTTTTTAATACCTAAATTATCACATGTACATTTTTCATCTTTAATACTTAGGATATTTTTTTTATGTGCAATTTTTCTATTAGGTATTCCAATATACCAAACACTAGTTAATTCACCATATTTTTCAGATAATTTATTTTTAATTGAATTCCAATTACCATCATTACTATTACACATATTAGGATATAATTCTGGAATTTCTGGATTAGATTCTAACATATTCCATTTATCACCAAGTAATGATACTTTATTAACCCATTTAATTGCATATTTTGTTTGTTTAATATATTTTTTATCAAAATCTTCATAATCAATAATACCCACTCGATCGTAACAGGAATAACCTTCTTCTTTTTCTCTTTTATTTATGACCCATGATTTACCCATAATATACGTTTGAGTAGGAATATATCCTTGCATTATTCCAAGAGCAACATTATAGATAGCCAATTGTGCTTTATAAGCGGGCATTCTGCATTCATTTCTAATATTAATACCATTTGAACATAATTGCATAGTTGTCCACTTTATATCTATAACTCTATAATGAGCATGTTCTGAAAAATTAAGTTTTGGTGCTTTTATCATTAAATTGTCATCTTCTATTTCATTTAAAAAAAAACTATTAATATAATCACTTCTAATTAAAATATCTGCAACTCCAAAAGTATTATTATTTTCATTAATTAAAACTGCTTGTGAAATAATAGGGACACCTTCGTTCATGTATTTTAATGTTTCCTTATATTTTTCTTTCATTATACTCATATTTTTACATCTACGATGTCTAAGATAATCTTCATTATTAAAAATATTAATATATTTATTCCTTCCAGAATATGATTTACATTTAATATTTACCAATTTTTTCAAAGAATCATTTATTTTTTGCTCAAACATATTACCATTATTAAATAACATATTAACCCCTGTATCTTGAATGGTACTTATATTAGAATTTGAAAATTTCCTTTTTTTATTCCTTTGATTATCATCTTGTGAATTTCTTTTTCTTTTTTTTAAATTATTAGTACTATTATTTTCTAAAATATTATTGATAGAATTTTTTTTTTGATTATAATATTTATCCAACCAATCAATTAATGGATCATTAAACATATAATTTTTTACAGAAGTAGCTGATACCCAACCTGCCTTTACATGTTTTTTCGCTTTTACTTTCATATTATTATATTCTTTCGTATCATCTTTAGTAAAATGAAATTCATTCCATATTTTATTACTCTCATCAATTCTTGTTTTAAAATAATTTTCTAGTTTTTTTGAAAAATCATTATATTCATCTATATTATTATTTTCTTGGGATTCTTCTTCAGATAAAGTCTCACTATCAGTGTTATTATTCATTATAATATTTTATAAATATCTCTTTAATTTTAAGTATTAGACAAATAATCAACTTTTAATTCTAAAGAAGAATAATATTTTTTACAAATCAATATTTTATTTTTTAATTCAGAGTAAAAATTAATTTTTTCATTAATTGTTACATCTTCATCAATTTTATTTTTTAAATTATTAATTTCTTCTAATAAACTTTTAATATCTTTTTCATTTAAATTATAATCATCATCTTTTATTTCTAACTTTTGAATATTTTCAAGTTTATTCTTATATTCTCCAATTAATTTATTTGAAGAATTTATATTTTTTTGTATATTTGTAGAAAATTTAATTTTTTTAGATAAATTTTTTGTATTTTCTAATTTTTTTAATTTATTATCAATATTTTTTAAATTTGATTCCATAATTTCAATTTATATTTATAGTAACATTTAATTCTTTATTAGATGTAATTAATTTCAATTTTTGTGTTGAATTATTTTCAAAATTATTAATTATTTTACCACTATTATTTAAAAATAACACATATCCTTTTTTCAAAATCGAATCATGTGTATTATTTTTTAATTTATATTGGTATTCAGTTATAATATTTTCAAAATTTGTAATATAATTATTCATTTTTTCAAAATATTCTTGTTCAATTTCTTCTAATTCAGTAAATTTTTTTGATATAATATTTTTACAATCAGGTAACTGTTCTTTCACAGTATTTAAATATATTATTTTTTCTTGTAAAAATTTAATATCATTAAATATAGAATTATTTATACTATTTTCAATTTCTTCAAGAAATATTAAAGATTCATTATATTTAGATGAAATGTTCTCAGCTGCAATTGAGGGAGTAGGTGCTCTATAATTAGAAACATCATCTGATATCATATTATCAACTTCATGTCCAATAGCAGATATAGTAAATAATTTAGTTTGGTATATTTTTTCAATAACATTTTTATCAGAAAAACCAATTAAATCTTCAAATGACCCACCACCTCTTGTTATTAATAATACATCAATATTATTATTTTGTTCAAAATATTCTATTCCTTCAATAATGCTTTGAGGGCATTTATTACCTTGAACATAACAATTATAAACAAGTATATTACCTGTAAAATTATGTTGATTAAAAACATATAAAATATCTTGTAAAGCTGCTCCATCTTTAGCGGTTAAAATACCAATATTTGAAATATTTTTTGGTAAATCTTTTTTAAAATTAAAATATCCAAGATCTTTAAAAATTTTAAAATTTTTTTGATACTCTTCATAAAGTTTACCTATTCCCACAACTTGTATTGATTTACCAATTAAATTTATATATCCAGATTTTGTAAAATATGTTAATTTACATTTTATTTCTACTTGATCTCCTTTATTAAAATTAAAATTACTATTATTCCAAAATATTACAGAAATGGATGATAAACTATCTTTCAAAGTTATATAAACATTATTATTACTTTGTTTGATTGATGATAATTCACCAGAAACTTTGATTAAATTACTAAATTTTAATTCTAATAAAGATTTTAAATTTGAAGTTAATTCGGATACAGTATATTCATTCATATAAAAATATATTATCAATATTAATCTAAATATTGTTAATAAAAAAAAAAATAAATTATTCAATTTTTTCATTTTTATTACAACTTTCAAAATTCATTTTTTTAAAATGTTCATCTACATATATTTCTTTGTCAATTTCATCCATTTCATTTAATATTAATGAATGAAAATAAAATTTATCTTTATTATCATATTCTATATTCTCAATTATATGCTTTTTATCAATAATTATATTTACTAATAAATTTGTATAAATACATTTTAATATATTTAAAAATTCATTATCGTAATCACATGTAGGTTTATCTAATATATTATTTTTAAAGAAATTTTTAATATTTTGGTAAGTAATGAAATAATTTTTAAAATTCATAGAATTAATGAAATAAATTAAATTATTTGGATTCTTTTTCTCTATAATATCTTCTATAGTTACATAATTGATATTTGTTAAAAATAAATAAAGATCAATAGGAATACCATTTTCATAACTATTATCTTTGTTATAATAAATTTTGAGATAAATAATTTTATTTATACATTCAAATTGGATAATTGATTGCGAGTAAATTGTTTTTATATAAAATTTATTATTATTTAATATACTTTTATTTATTATTGCCTTTTCAATACAATTAAATTTATTAAAATTAATACTATTTTTATATAAAATTTCTTCAGATGATATATTAGATGAAGTAAAAACACTATATTCAGCTAGATCTTTTAAAAACGATAGAATATCATTATTAGTTTCTAAAATATTAGATGTAAGAGGTACATTTAATTTATTTGTAAAAGAATTTATAAATAATAAATTTTCATTATTAAAAGATAGATTCTTATTATTATAAATCTGTTTTATATTTTTTATATCGTCTATTGAATTAATTTTAATCCAAAATTTTGGTATAACATTTTCAAATGTAATATATATTTCATTATTAGAAAAAGATATAAAATAACATTTATATAAAATAAAACTTTTTAATAAAATATAACCAATAATTTTATTATTAGTATTTTTTACTGAATTAATATTTTCTTCAATCATATCTATATTTAATGATTGATATTCATTAAATTTAATATCATCTAGAAAATCATTTAATTCAATATCTGGTTCAAAAAATTTGTACTTGTTTTTAATATCTTCTATTAATGTATTCATAAATAATTTTATTTATATAATATAATTATTTATACAATTTTGTTAATTTAATATTGTATCAATCAATTCTTTTACTTCATTTGTAAAAGTTAAATTAGAATGTAACCCGTCAATTTTTAAAAGTTTCCCTGGAGACTCTCTGTTTAATTTATAACTATGATAAATATCTATATATCCATCATTTATACTATGTATATAATAAATATTAGTATCTTTATGAATATAATTTAAAAATTTATTTGTTGGAAAATTATAATTATTTACTGATCCAAGACCTTTTACTAGATCTTTTGATATTGTATAAAAATTATAAAATGGAGATGTTAAAATTATATGTTTAGGAATTTTCCTTTTATTCATTTTTAATGTATATGCTAAATATGAAACTAAACTAGTTCCTAGAGAATTTCCAAATAAAATCACATCTGAAATTTTAACATTTTTTGTATTAATCATATAATTCCACATAGTTAGAACATCTAAATATAATCCTGTTTCTGAAATATCTCCTGTACTAATTCCAAATGATCTATAATCAATTAATAATACTGTATAACCTTTTAATAATTCAATATGAGATTTTTCAATACAATTACCAATCCAATTTGTATTCCCGTGGCAATAAAATGTAATTTTATCTGTCCATTTTGGTTGTTTAGAAGAATTATATAAAGAATACATTATTTTATTTCCATCTTTTGTCGTAATATAATCTATAATAATATTATTTTTATGTTTTTCTTTTAGTTTTTTTACATCATATTCTGATGCTTTAATTGGGGTAAATGATGATTTTTTACAATAATCATTTTTACAATGATTTAAAAATAATAATATTATAATTGTAATTATAATTTCATATAATTTTATTTTTGTATTAAACATATTTATTTGATCTATATATGAATTATATATATATTTATAATAAATTAATATTAACACAATAAAAATAATTTTTAATAATATTTAATCTTTTACATCACGTGTTGAAACTCTTGATAAAAAAAAATTTCCCTTTTTAGCCATATCAAATCTAACTTTTTCTATTTTTTCAGGTGAAAAAGGTGGATAATATGGTCCAATTATATCAATATAAATATTTGTTTTTTCTCTTCTACTTAATCTTAAAAAAAAATTTTTAATATCAGTAGTATTTATAAAATTATCATATCTAATTACAATAGGATATACAGGTACACCTAAATGAAAAGCTCCTGTTCGAAATCTGGCTAATGTTTTTTTATTAGTTATTGCACCTTCAGGAAATAAACATATTGAATTATTACTAATTAGAAAATTCTTCATTTGATCTACTGTATTCATATTGTTACCTCTTGATATATACAAAATTGGTAAAAAATTAGGAATTAATTTTTCCCAATTTTTTTTTATAGATTCTGATGCTATAAATTTTGTATCTATATATCTAGTTATAATTGCCGAATCAAAATAACATTGATGATTTGCTATTAAAACATGTGGAGTATTTTTAATTTTTGATAAACCTCTAATATGCACATTAGTATAATTTAAAGATAATATATCATCTAAATAATTCTTTATTTCATTCATACTTTTTGAATTTTTTATATTATATAATGTTTTTAATAAAAAATACGAGTTATCTATAGAACCTGGTAAATTAAAATCTTTACTATATTCATTACTTACACAAAGTAAATCAATAAAACGTTGATAATCTTTTTTATTTTTAATAGGTGTTGTTTTTTTAAAATATCCTGTAATTTTTGTATTACATAATTTACAAATTTTAAGATTTTTACTACATTTTTCATGAATTATATGTTCGCAAGGCAATAACATTATAATTTTTTGATCAATACTTAAATAGTTATTACATGAACATTTAAAATTTAAATTTTTATTCATTATTATTTTTATTATTATAATATAGTTATAATATATTTTTTTTGTAAAATAATCGAATATTGTGGTTAATATAAGTATACATATATATATATACAAATTATATATATAAAATAAATATGAATATATTTTTAACTTTATTAGTAATCTTTCTTTTAATTTTTACAGTTTACATTATTTGTTATTATTATTATAGAAATAAATATATAGATATTAAATCACCGGCGACTATTTTAGAAAAAAATAAAAGTATTTTAAGTATTTTAAAATGGAATGCAGAAACTATACCATATTCGAATTATTGTGCTTTAAATTTAAAAAAAAATAATAGTAAAGAATGGAAAAGTATAAATTATAAAGAGTATTATAACAATGTTAAACAATTTGCAGAATGTTTATATAATAACAATATAGAAAAAAATTCTAAAATTGCAATTCTAGGATTTAATTCACAGGAATGGTATTATGCACATTTAGGAACTATGTTATTAGGAGGATGTTCAGTTGGATTATATCCAACATCTGATAAAAAAACATGTGAATATATAATTAATCAAACTAATACAAGTGTTATAGTAATCGATGATTCAAAACAATTAAAAAAATTAATTGATATTAAAATACCTTCTGTAAAACTTATAATTTATTATGGAAATTGTTCACAAAATATTATTGAAAAAGTTAACCCATCGATAAAAGTACTAAATTATTTACAATTAATAAATACTAAAATTGAAAAGAAAATAGAATTTAATTTACCAAATCTTGATAAAACCGCTACTATAATTTATACATCAGGTACAACTGGGAACCCCAAAGGTGTAGTTATAACACATAATAATATTACAAGTATTTTAAAAAATATGACAATAAATATAAATTATAATTCAAATATTCAATTTAATGTTGGAGAAAAAATTATAAGTTACTTACCTTTAAATCATATCGCTGCTCAAATTATGGATATATATTTACCAATTTGTATTGTTGGTGAAATTTATTTTGCTCAACCAGATGCTTTAAAAGGTAGTTTAATAAATACTTTAAAAGAAGTAAAACCAACAATATTTATTGGTGTTCCTAGAGTATGGGAAAAAATGATGGAAAAATTAAATAGTAAATTTATTGTCCCCCCTGAATATTTAAAATTAATTAATAATATAATTAAAGGTGCTATTGGATTAAATAATTGTAAATATGCAATTACTGCCGCAGCACCATTAGATGATTATACAAAAAAATTTTTTAAAAAACTTGATATAGATATTTATGATGTTTATGGAATGAGTGAAACAGCTGGACCAATATCATTATCATATCCAGGAAATGAAAAATTAGGTAGTGTTGGAAAACCAATCATAGATATTAAAATATCTAAAGAAAATGAAATTCTTGTTAAAGGTGAAAGTGTATTTAAAAAATATTATAAAAATAGTTCTGAAACAGAAAAAGTATTTGAAAATAATTGGTTAAAAACAGGAGACATGGGTAAACTTGATAATGATGGTTTTTTATTTATAACAGGAAGATTAAAAGATATTATAATAACTGCAGGTGGGGAAAATGTATCTCCCATTCCAATCGAAGATAAATTAAAACATTATTTGTCAATATACTTTGATTATATTATTATAATTGGAGATAAAAGAAAATTTTTATCTGTTTTACTTGTTCCTAAATATAAATTTGAATCATCTGATAATTTAATAAAAGATTTTGATAATATGGAATTAATTAATGAACATATTAAAAATAGTTTAGAAAAAGTTAATAATACTGCTCCATCAAATGCATGTAAAATTCAAAAATGGGAAATATTGAAAAATAAATTTAATATTGGAGATGAATTAACTCCAACACTAAAGATTAAAAGAAGAAATATACAAGATAAATATAAAGAAGTTATAGATAAATTATATAAATAATATAATATATTTATAAATAAATGCCAGAAGGTCCAGAAGTAGTCATAACAATTCAATATCTTATTAATAATATTAAAAATTCGATAATTACAAATTTAAATGTTATTAGTGGGAGATATACACATCAAGATTTGAAAGGAAAAAAATTATTACAAAATAATAATTATAAAATTATTAATATTCATAGTAAAGGTAAATTTATATGGTTTGAATTACAAAAAAATAATAAAAAATTATATATTTTAAATACACTTGGAATGTCAGGTCATTGGGGGTTTGATAAACATAATTCAAATAGAGTTGTATTTACATTTAAAAAAAATAATAATGATAATGCTAAAAAATACTCTTTATATTTTACCGACCAAAGAAATTTTGGTACTCTAGAAATTACAGATGATTATACAATAGTATCTAAAAAATTAGATAAATTAGGAATAGATCTATTAAAAACTAAATTAAAAACTAATGAATTATCAGAACATATACAGGAATTTATTGATAAAAATAAAACACGGAAATTTAATACAAATATTGTTAAAATTTTAATGTCTCAAGAAAAAAATAAAGGTATCGGATCAGGGATTGGTAATTATTTATGTTCTGAAATATTATATGATGCAAAAATATCACCACATCGTACTTTAATTTCATTAAATATTAAAGAAGTTGATAAATTATCATTTTCTATAAAAAAAGTTATGAAAAATGCATATGTTTATAATGTTATAGGATATATGAAAGCATTTGATAATTTTATGAAAAATCACAAATCAGATATAAAAAAAAAGGTTTACGAAGATTATCATAATGATATAAAAATAAATGATAAAGAATTTATTTTTAAAGTTTATCAACAAGATAAAGATTCAAAAGGAAATAATGTAAAAAGTGAAATAATATTTAATAAACGTACAACATGGTGGGTCCCAAAATTACAAAAGTAAATATAATTTAATTATTTTTTTTATCATTATTACTATTATCATGATTAATATTGTTATCATGATTATTATTATTATTCTCATTATTTTTAAATACAGGTATTTCAGTATCTTGTAATTCTGATGTATTATTTTCTATAGTTTTAATATTATTTTCTTCTGATTGTTGTTGTGGTGGTTGTTGTTGAGATTGTGATTGTTCTGGTTGTTGTGGTTGTTGTTGTTGTGGTTGTTGTTGTTGTTGTTGTTGTGGTTGTTGTTGTTGTTGTTGTTGTTGTTGTGGTTGTTGTTGTTGTGGTGGTTGTTGTTGTGGTTGTTGTTGTTCGTGTTTTCTAATAAAAGGAATATTATTTTGTCTATCAGTGAAATTTTTAATTTGCTCTGCCATTTTCATATTTTTCATTATTTGTAATTTTTCTTCATCTGAGTATTTAAATTCTTCATCATCATCATCATTATCATTCTGAGAATTTTTATTCCCTGATGACATTAAATAAGAAGCAATTAAGTAATCAATAAAAATAATATAATTTATATTAGATTTTAAACTATTAAATATTCCTATTTGAGTTTTAGAATATAAATAAAAATGAAGTAAGATATAACCTACTATACCTGTGATAAATAGATTAAAATATGATCTACTACTTCCATTATGTTTGACTAGAGTTTTTCCAACAATTATAAATATCATTTATTATATTTTACTTATACATAAATATAGTTTATTTATAAACTCATATTATTATAAAGATAATAAATCATTAAATTTATCTTTAATATTATTTATATCATTTAATTTAATACTCTTGTCTTCATCTGGAATTTTATATTCTTTATTCAAATCTATACCGGCATTTATTAATCTTTCCTCTTCTCTAGATTTAATAGCAATATTTATTATATGTATTAATTTTTCATCAGTTAATAACATATTAAAATATTTTTTTATATTGGTTAATGTTAAATTAGTATTTTCTATTTTAATTTTTTTAAAAAAATATTCATATTTGTCTATATTTGATAAAATTTGTTCATCATTTGAATATTCTTTTTTTAATAAATCTTTATAATTATTATATATTTTTTCATTAATGTTTATTCCATAATTATAATTACCTGTTATAATAGCATTAGTATATTGACTTGGTTTAATTAATTTTTTTTTTGATTCATTATCTATGTTAAAAGTTAAATAATAATCAAAAATGTTTCCTGATACTATTGGTTTACTATATTTAAAAGAAATATAATAAATAGGTAATTCATTATTCACAATCAAAAAAGAACCTGACAAATTACATTTATGAATAGTTGCTGTAATATCATAATCTAATATTTTACCTAAAAATAATGTATTATTAGAATTTTGAATTTCTGAATTGTATAATTTTTTATCGAAAATAGAGTCATTTTTATCAAGCTCTAATTCTAAAAGTTCGTCTATTAGTTCTTCTTTTTCTTTAATATTACCAACATATTTAATTTGACCACTTGTTTCTGATTCAGGTTTTAATCTAAAAACTGGAAATACTAATTCAGTGTTTTCACTCATAATATATTATTATAAACTGTAAAATATTTAAATATATTATTTTATAAATATATTCAATAATTCTAATGATTTTTTTGGAATATATGATAAAATATTTATATTTATATTATCAGATTGAAATAATTCATAATAGATTAAATAATTTATTTTTTTAGTTAATTTTATAAATGAATAATTATTTGTTTTTACATTTTTTATTTTTTTTGTAGATATTTTATTATTTTTAACAGTAGCAGTGTTTATTTTAAAACCAAATAAAAAACATGTTAATATTCTATATACTGTATCATATTCCATTAAATTTTTAATTTCTTTTTTGCCTAAATTATTAAAATATTTTCTATAAATTTTCATTAATCTTTGGTAATTTGTTTTTGTTTTTAAAAAAATATTTTTTTTTAAAAAATATTTGTACATCCATTCATTTAATTTAGTATCATTTTCTTTTTTTATTAAATATGTTTTATAAATTTTCAATAAACTTATATGATCTCCATATTTATTATTAAATATTTTTCGCGCATCATCAAATTTTTTATTAAGATATTTTAATTTATTTGTATCATTTTTATCAACTAAATCAAATGGTAAATTAAATAATTCAACCATATTTCCTTTACAAGAGTAGATCATTGATAAAATAATTATAACTTCCCTTATACAATTTAGATGATGAGCTGCATATATAGTTAATCCATCCATAGGAGATATACCCATTTCTGCAATCATAATTCCAAAAGATGTTAATTGTTTATTTTTAACTAGATTTAATTTTTTTAATTTATCAATACCAGATTCAATATATTCTTTTGAAGGTTTTTCAATAAAATCTTTTAAAATTAACTTTAAATTATCAGTATTATTTATTGTATCTATATTTAATAATTTAATAAACTCTTCATGCAAATCACTTGTTTTAATATCAGGTTCAGGGAATTTTTTCATTTCTTCTAAAGTATCTTTTGTATATAAATGATAACACACCCCTTCTTCAGTTCTACCTGCTCTACCCATTCTCTGTTTTACTTGAGCTTGTGTAATTAATTGTTTATTTAATGTATGACAATCTAAAACATAATTATATGAACTTGATAATTCTAGTCCAGAATCAATAACGAATTTAATTCCATCAATTGTTAAAGATGATTCAGCAACATTAGTTCCAATTACTATTTTTCTATTTTTTCCATCTTTTTTATATAAATCTTTATCTTGAACTATATTTTGTTTATCTTTATCAATGCCTGAATATACTTCCACACACAATTCATTTACATATTTTTTATCATTTAGTAACTCGCAAACTTTAATTGTTTCTGCAACACTGGTAACAAAAAATAAAATATCATGAGCCCCTTCTTTAGTCACATCATCTTCTTTTATTATTTTATTAATTATTTCAAATCCTTTTTCAATATAATCACGATTATTTAAATTTTTTTTTAAAAAAATAGATTCAATTAGATAATTTGTTTTACTTCCAACATCAATGTGTTTAAATTTATATTTACCAAAATATTTTTTGAATATATCAACATTTACAGTTGCACTCATAATTATAATTTTAAATTCAGGTCTTTTTTTAATGACCTGTTTTAATAAATAAATCAAAAAATCAATTTGTACTTTTCTTTCATGTGCTTCATCTATTATAACAGCATCAAAATCTTTTAATAAAGGATCATTTAACAATCTTGCTACTATTGTACCATCAGTTGCATATAATAAATTATTATTTTCACTTTTGAATTTTTTATCAGATCCTTTATATTGATATCCAACTTGATTTCCTAATTCAACATCTAGAGTTAATGCTGAAAATTCAGCAGCTGATTTTGCTATTATTTGTTTTGGTAAAGTAATAGCTATTTTACCTTTATAGTTTAAAGCATGTAAACAAAATTTTGGTAATAGAACAGTTTTACCGCTACCAGTACCAGATGTAATTAAAATTATTTGATTATCTTGAATATCTTTGATTATTTTTTTGGCATTAGAATATGCAGGGAAATTTTTCCATTTTTGAGCTAATTTTATATATGTATCAGAATATGAATTATTCGTTAATGGATTTTTATTCTCTCCTTTAGGATCAAGAATACCAATATTTTGCATATTATATAATATTATTATATTAAAAATATTATATATTTAATTTATTTTTTTGTATACATTTTAACACTTTTTTTTCTTGCCTCCGAATAGTCAACTGCTGGTTTATAATAATTAATTTCTTTTAAATTATAATTTTCATAATATTTATCCCATTTATGAAGTTCTTTCGCAGGAATATCTTTTAATTGTGGAAGCCATTTTTTAATGTATTTTGCATCTGGATCGAACTTTTCACTTTGTAACCATGGATTAAATAATCTCTGAAAGTATGGTTTAGGATCTACTCCTGTTGAAGCTATCCATTGCCAATTTCCATTATTTACAGAAGGATCGTAATCGGTAAGTTGTGTAGCGTAATATTTTTCCCCAACTGTCCAATGATAACCAAATAATCTATTCAGGAAATTAGATGTTATTAATCTAGATCTATTATGCATATATCCTGTTGTATTCATTTCTATCATTCCTGCATCTACAATTGGATATCCTGTTTCTCCTTTGGTCCATTTATTATATAAAGTTTTAGATTTATTCCATTCAATCTTGTCATATTTTTCATTATAATTTTTTCCTTTTAATACTTGAGGAAAATAATAAGCTATATAAAAATAAAATTCTCTCCAAATAATTTGTGATAATAAATTATTTTTATTTCCAAATACTTCTTTTATTTTCCAATAAACTTCTCTAATTGATAAACATCCAAATTTAATATACGCTGATAATTGACTGGTATTAATGCTTACTGTATTTCTATCTTTATTATAACTTTTTAGATTTTTAATATTGTTTAATTTTGTTTTACCATTTTTTCTTCCTCCTGATACAAGGATATTTTTATTAATTGAATATTTTATATATCCTGTATCACCTAAATTATTTTTTGAAATAAAATTTTTTAATTTTATTTTTTTTGGTTTTTCTACTTTAAATTTTAATACATTATTCTTAAAGGGAGTATAAACTGTATACGGATCACCATCAGATTTATTAAATGTTCCCATTTTATCTAATAAATAATCTTCAATAATAACACAATTAATATTTTTTTTCTTACAAAATTTTGATATATCTTTATCTCTTTTAATAGCATAAGGCGTATAATCCATATTAAAAACTATATTTTCAATATCTATTTTTTTAGATATTTTATTTAAAATTTTAATATTATCACCTGAGAATAAATGCAATTTAGATCCATTTTCTTTTAAATCTCTATCTAAATCTTTTAAGGATTCTATCATAAATTGAATAGCATTATTTGATCTAAATTTATTATCATCTGATACTTGTTCAGGAGTAAAAATAAAAATAGGGATTATATTTTTAAAATTTTTTGATGCAAAAGTCAATCCATTATTATCTTTAATTCTAAAATCTCTTCTAAATATAAAAATTGAATATTTCATTTTTATAATATATTTATATATATATATATTATTATATATATATTATGAATAATTTCTTAATATTACCAAATCAACTTTTTGACAAAAAATATTTAGATAAAAAATATACGTATTATTTATATGAACATCCACATTATTTTAAAAGTTATAAATATAATAAAAAAAAAATAATTTTACACAGGGCATCAATGAAATATTATTATGATTATTTAAAACAAAATAAATTTAAAGTTAAATATTATGATTATAAATCAAAACCAGAAATAACAAAATATGAATTATTTGATCCTGTTGATAAAATAAAATTAACTGGAAAATATGAAGTTTTAGATACTCCAAATTTTTTATTAACAAATGAGAATTATAATCAATACAAAAAAAAATCTGATAAATTCTTTTTTAATTCATTTTATATGTGGGCAAAAAAAATAGTTGATATAATTCCTAATGTAAAATCAACTGATAGGGAAAATAGGAATAAATTAGATAAAAATGTTAAAATTCCTAAAATTCCTTCCAATAAATCTGATAAGAAATATATCGATGAATCAATAAAATATGTAAATAAAAACTTTCCAAAAAATTATGGAAATACTGAAAATTTTATGTTCCCTGTTACACATAAAACTGCTAAAAAATGGTTAGGAAATTTTATAAAAAATAAATTTAAAAATTTTGGAAAATATCAAGATTCGATTGATAAAGAAAACAATACACTATTTCATTCTCTTTTATCTACATCTATAAATATTGGTTTGCTAAATCCAAAAGATATATTAGATGTTATAAAGAAAATAAAAAGTAAAATTCCTATCAATAGTTTTGAAGGTTATATCAGACAGTTGTTCTGGAGAGAATATCAAAGATATTGTTACATAAATATAAATTTTACTAATAAAAATTATTTTGGAAATAAAAATAAATTAACTAAAGAATGGTATACAGGTGAATTAGGAATAGACCCCGTAGATGATTCAATTAAAAATGCCTTTGAAACTGGATACTTACATCATATTGAAAGATTAATGATAGTTGGAAATTATATGATGATATCTTCAATTAGTCCAAAAGAAGGATACAAATGGTTTATGGAGTTTAGTTGCGATAGTTATGAATGGGTTATGCATCAAAATGTATATGATATGGTATTTTGTGTAACTGGAGGAATGACAATGAGAAAACCTTATATATCTAAAAGTACTTATTTACTAAAAATGAGTAATTATAAAAAAGACGAATGGAGTGGAAAATGGGACAAGATGTATGAAACATTTTGTAGAAGAAATAAAAAAAAATTATTAGATAAATTTAAATATCATTTTCATTTTATTAAAAATTATTAATATTATAATTCAATTTCTTCATCAATATCTTCATCAATATCTACATTATTATATTTTGGAAGTATAGTAGTTTCCAAATTATTTATTAGTATTATTATTATTATTAACATTGTAATTTTTGAATATAAATGGGCACCAACTGTATCAAAAAATAATATAAATAATATTAATAATATTAACAATCTATTATTTTCTTCTTTCATTGTTAAAATTAAAATAATTGTTAATTTAAATTGATAATATAATTTATTTTCAATTTTAAATATTATTTTTTATTTACCCAAATAATTCCCTCAACATATATTCATTCTTAAGAATCACAACTTAACATTTCAAAGCTTGATTGACATATATCAAATCCAGCACCATCTGGAGAATGATAACGTTCCTTAAATCGTCGTTGAAATTGTACCAAGATCGGTAAAAATCGTACTATTTTATACAATGCATTCCAAATTATTTGGAGATTTCTATGTGCCAAGTCTATGCGCATATATTTAAATATCGGATCATCAATTGAAATAATTTCTAAATCAGTCGTAGATTCGGATAGTCCATACGTCATTTCTGTCTCCAAACTTGGTGGAGCGTCAATTTCAAAAGATGACATTTTATTAATAATTGGTTCAATCTCAGATTCATAAAATCCGTCTGCTTCATCCGGTCCGGAATCATACGCATCAATTTGAAAGCCGATTAAACGGGGTTCAGCTCTAAACAGTCCAAAAGTTGTTTTTCCATAAGTATGCCTATTATAAGATATATCACAAATGCTTAAACTCATCAGTAAATTATTATTTAATTAGATTAAATGACATAATAATATTATTTTTCAATTTTTTTATTTCAAATTTATCTCTATCTACCCAAATAATTTTATCAAGACACCTAGATAGTTTTTTCAAGACAAAAAAAAAAGAAATCATCTATCACCCAACACTTTCTCACGTCAAATACATCACCATCACACCGGTCATTTAACTGCTGATAATTTAATTTATGGTATTAAGTAAACATTATATATTTAAATTAAATAAAAAAATAATTATTTTTTAAGTTGAGCTAATATCTTCTGCGTCCTCTAAAGTCGCTGCATGTCCTCCTGCATGTGACTGTTGTTCCTTAAATTTTGTGTAGAACTCTGGATCAAAAATATTTAATTTTGTATTAAATATTTTTTTATATTTTTCTTGTTCTTCTCTTGGAAGGAATAAAGTATTGTTAGGAATATCAGTTTCACTGGTCATTGCTGAATTTGTAAATGCTTTTAAATTAATAGTTTTTTTTAAATCATCAGGCATTGTTTCTAAAACATCCAATTTATAACTAGATGATGGAATAGCATTAATAATTTCTATCAAATAATACAAAGGATTTGTTTCAGAATGATTTTTTTTTAGTAAATTACTAATTGAATATAAATAATTTAAAATATTTAAAGCATCTTTTGTATAAGAAGATAGAACATTACAATATTTTACAAAATGATTTAAATCTTTTCCATATTTAATTAAAATTTCTTTTGTTTTATCTAAAATATTAGATGAAACAAGTTTTTGTTTATTTCCAAATGAACTATTAATATATTCATCTAATTCAGTATTAAATATTTTAATAAATTCATCATCTATATGAATATCACCCACTATACATTCTGTTTTTCCCAACGAAATACCATCAATTCCTGAAAATATATCACTAATATCAGTATATGTTAAAGGCATCGACTTAGTAGTTTTAATATCAACAGTCATTTTATATTTTTCTTGATTTTGTTTACGAATTAATTCAAGTTGTTCTTTTTTCTTTTCTTCTTTCGATTTTGAAGGTGGAACAATAAAAAATGAATAATTATACTTTTTATCATAATCAATTCCATATTTTTCTTTTAAAATATCATCAAATGTCATAAAATCATTACCTTCTAATGTATATATACTTCCTGAAATAATAATCCTTGATCGAATATCTTCTAAATATTTTGAAAGAAAATCATTTTTATTTATTTTGTTACTAGGCCCTTTATTAATAGAAATATTAATCATGTGTGGATTTTCAATTGTAGATGGAGGTACAAGTGTTGGTCTTGGAATTTGTTTTAATTTAACAAGTAATATTTTGATCTCATCCGATTTCTTTTCAAGAGAAATACTAGAAATAAGAGAAGTACTCTCAATTTGAACCCCATTACATACAAGTTTATAATGAGGATATAATGTTGAATCAATTAAACTATTAATTGAACAACTAGTATCAACGTCCCCAACAAAAATATTCTTTTTCAAAAGAAAATCATATATAGTTACTTTTACCATTTTAAATATTGAGTATAAAATATAGGTAAGATTTTATAATAAATCATTATAAATAAGTTAAAATAAATAAAATTCAATTTTTTTAAATTTCATAAAAAGTGATTGAATGAGTTTTAACCCAATATAATGCAATTATTCCAGTTGTATTATATGTTTGAATAGTTTTTATAGTTTTATAAATAATATTCACAATTGAAAATATCTTAAAAAATAACCCATCAAAAATAAACGAGAATATATATATTAAAATTAAAATCTTAATATATGTATATATACAATAATATAATTGACTACCTAAACATTTTTTAGCAGTCTTGAGTTGTTTTGTTGCTATATTTATAGCCCGTCTAACATCATTATTATATGAATAATCACAAATCATTGTTTTTATTTCTATAGGTAATATAATTCCTTTAGTTTTAATTAAAAGATCTGGAGCACATGAAATCCCATCTCCAATTAAAAATCCAATTAAAATTGGAATATAATAACCAAAAAACGAACAAAGACACCTATTTTCAATCATATTAATAACAATATCTTCGCCAATATGTCCTCTAATTAGATTATAATTTTTTTTAATATTTTCTTCTTGTGATGAATAATTTGTTATTTTATTTTTTTTTTTACTCATAGTATATACATCTAATTGTTCTTTCCAAAGATCTGAATTAGGTTTAGAATAAATAATTTTTTTCTTCAAATAATTAGGAATAGAATTTATATTTAATAATTGATCAATAAAATTAATTCTAATATTATTAGAATCATTATTTTTTTTCCATTCTTCTATAAAGTTATTTGTTGGTTCTAAAGGAGAATTAATAAATTCATAGAATACAGTATCACATAAATTAGTACAATTTTGAATAGATTTCATTTTTATAATTTTAAATGGAGTTAATGGTTTTACATACTGTTCAATTAATTTTTTATATACAAGTAACAGTAAACTAATTGCTGTATTTGGTGTTTTAACTCCAAGATTCTCCAATTTTCTAAACATTAAAATTTCAATACCTTTTCTAAATTCAGGATAATATTTGCAAAATTCATTTATCATATTTTTTTTAGTATACATATTTCCATTAAAATTTTTGTGAATTAAAAAACTTTGAATAATTTTCATAGTAATTGATTTCCATAAACTTAAAAGTTTTTTATTATTTTTATTTTTATATGTTGGTTTAATATCTTTTATTACATCATATCCATATTTAGTAATAGAATATAATCCGTTAATATGTGCGTTTTTTTTATTATTTCTATATTTTTCTTTATAAATAGTACTTCCTATAACTTCTTCTAAATGAACTAGTGCAATTTTAGATGCTTGTGCAACTTGTTCATCCATTATAATATCATCGTTTGATGGATTAATAATTACTGGTTCATTTAAATTTATATCAGAAGTAAAATAAAGGTAATTTTGAATATTTATTAAATTCCCCTTGGAACACCAATCAATATTTTTTGATTCTGTATTTACATGAAAAAAACATATATCTAGTTTTTTATCATAAGAATAAATTATTTCAATATATTTTTTTAAAATACAAGATAATTCATTATCTACTTGTATTTGTTCTGGTTGAATAAAATTAACTGTTGATGTATTTAATCTAATTGCAATATCAACATCACGACTATATTCGCATCCAAACTTGAAAATATCTAAAATAAAATACTCTATTTGATTATTTAATTTAACTATTAATGGTAAAGATGATGTGTTTATAATTTTACTGATTTGTGTATAATTATTCTTTTTTCTAAATTCTATAGTAAGTTCTTTTAAAACCTTTTTTTTATTTTTTTTTTGATTTCTATAGATAATTGATAGAATCTTGTTAAGTTGATTTCGTGACTTCATTTTATAAATTTATATAAAATATATTTATTTATAAATATAGAATTTAATAAATAAATCTTAAAAGAAGGTAAATTATATAATTTTCAATTTTTTATTTAAATCATTAATTTAGAAATAATATAAAAAGAATATATTTGTGAAAAAATCATTTTATCATCAGTATTATAACTTTGATTCTTTAATATTTTATATAAATTATTTTTTTTATTTATAATTTCTTTATTATTATTATCTATAAATTTATCATAATTATGATATATATAATTTGATATATATATAGATAAAGATGACCAATATTCACTTGAAAAATTAGTAATATTAATCATATATATAATAAATATTTATTATATATATTTAATTTTAACCATAAAATAAAGTTATTTGGAATTTAGTATGTTTATAAATTCATTTATATTAGTATCAGAACCATATATAAATAAAGATTTATTATTAACTTTATTTATGGTATTAAAGTATATAATTAAAGGCTTTCCTATTAAATTATTTATTGTAAATAAAATTTTATTTAACCCAATTGGTATTTTATAATATTTTGAATCAGATATAATATCTTTTTTTTTAGATAATTTACTTTGAAAAAAATCACATTTTGTAACACTGATATTTTGTTTATCAACTAGATGGTCTACTAATTGTATAAACTTTGAATAATAATTATTTGTAATTTCATTTTTATATAATATATAATATTTATATTTGTTTTTACAGGATGATAACCATTTACATTTTTTTTCACTAAATGAACAATTATGAATACTACATATATTATAATGACGCGGAGGGGTTACTGGAAATGATTTGTTTAATAATAAATTAT